GTAGGCTTATTCATCTCAAAATTATATTGTGGAATAAGCCTTTAGAGATAGGTTTGTGCAACAAAGCCGTTGTTCATCAAAGAATGGATGGAAGCATTAGAGAAGGTTCCATATTCTTTTTAGGGGACAGTATAACTCAATCTTTAAACGTAAATTCAGTAACCAATCAGGGAATTAATTATGGGATCGGCGGGGATACAACTTTTGGTTTATTGAATCGCATAAAGTATTATAATTCACTTAATAAAGCTGATAAAATTTTAGTAGCTATAGGGATTAATGATTTTATTTTTAACAGAACCAGTAAAGAAATCATAGAAAATTATGAAAAAATATTTGAATTACTACCTAAAGACAAAAAAGTTTTTATAAACTCAGTGTTGCCAGTTACATACCAATATACAGAGAATTCCGATAAAATTACTATTAAACAAATTGTAGAATTGAATCATGAATTGAAAAAATTTTGTAGTCTAAAACCAAATTGTGAATTCATTAATTCTTATGGATTATTTGCAGATTCGGCAGGATTTTTAAAAAAATCCTATGATACTGGAGATGGAATACATCTTAATACTGAGGGATATAATCTCTTGATTAAGATATTGAAAGTTAAAATTAATTGAATTTAAACAATTAAACCTTTTTTGAAACTGCCTCACGGCAGTTTTTTTGTGCCTGTGAGATAGTAATTATGAACAACAATCGAGTGGAAGTACATGTCAGTGCAAAAACTTCTGAGCTCAAGGAAGGGATGCAAGATGCTGAAAAAATAGTTTCAGATGCTTCCAAGAAAATTGAAAGCACTGGAAAGAGTATCGATTTTAAACTTGATCTTTCAAATCTAAAGTCAGAGTTAAATGGTTTTGCAACAAGCCTTTCGGATAAATTTAAGACCGTAGGCAATGATATTAAGAGTTCGCTGACTAATGGCCTATCTTTAGTCAGGGGCGGTTTTTTTGTTGGTATTGGCCAAGAGACTGCTAGAAGTGCAGCGGAAGCGGTTGCAGCAATTCCTGATCTTGTATCTGCAGTGGGTAAGGCTTCAAAAGAGTTAGAGATTCAAGCCCGATTAGCAAACTCGAATACTTTAGAATTTCAAGAATGGGCATTTGCTGCCAAAAAAGTAAACGTGGAGCAGGACAAGCTATCGGACATCATGAAAGATGTAAACGATAAGTTTGGTGACTTCATGCAAACTGGTGGTGGTGAGATGGCCGATTTCTTTGAGAAGATCGCGCCAAAAGTCGGTGTCACTGCCCAACAATTTAAAGGCTTATCTGGTCCGCAAATCCTAGAAAAGTACTACCAGACTTTGCAAAAAGCCAATGTGTCACAGGCTGAAATGACTTTCTATATGGAAGCCATTGCGAACGATGCAACATTATTAGCTCCATTATTGGATAACAACGGTCAAAAATTAAAAGAGTACGCTAAACAGGCTCATGATTTAGGCGTAATCATGAGTGAAGATGCCATAGCTGCTACCAAAGAATTTAATACGTCCCTTGAGACTGTCCAAACAACACTTCAAGGAGTATTAACCCGTATTGCAGCACAAGCAGCTCCATCCCTTACTGAATTAGCTAATCAATTTTTAACTTTTGCGGTTGATTCCAAGGATGCCATTGATGATTCAATTAAATCGATTATTGGCATTTTTGAAAGCTTGTTTAGTATTCTAAGTGAGCAGTTCACAACGATTGGAGCAATCTGGAGTGACTTGACTGGAAGCATTGGAGACGATGCAAATAAACAGATTGGCTTTATGGATGCTATATCTGTAGTACTACGAGCATTAGGTGTTGTAGTTACCGGCTTTCAGGTAGGCGTTCAATCTGCTTTTGCAATCATTCGTGCCGTTGTAGTCACGGTATGCCAAGCTTTAATCATTGCTTTTAATGGCCTTATGGCTGGCTTTGATATGGTACGAAGTACTATTCAGTATGGTCTGGATGTATTACAGGTAAAGTTTCAAACATTTGGTAGCGTTGTAAATAACATCCTCCATTTTAACTTCTCAGGTGCAAAATCGGCATGGGAGGGTGGTTTATCTCAGCTTGGTAGTATTACTGATCGTTATACAAACCAAATGAAAGGACGAATGGCTGACCTGAAAAACTCTTGGAATGCAGGAGCCACTACAGCAGCCAATTCACTTGTCACGGCTGGTAAAAGAATTCTTGAAGTTACAACTGCTGGCAATCAGAAGATTACCAACTATGTATTTAAGGATCCTACTAAACCTTTTGAGCCACCTAAACCACCTAAGCTAGGCCTAGGTACTGCACCACCAAATACTAAACTTGGTATTGGTACTGGGGAGAAGGACGAAAAAGGCGGCTCTAAATCGTCTGCAAAATCTAAAGCAGAACAAGAGGCTAAGGAACGGCAGCGACAAGCTGAGCAGGCAGCTAAAGCACTTGCTGATATTCGGTATAAATATGCATCCGAAGAAAAGAAAGTGGCTCTAGATCTTCAAAAGGCGTTAGATGAGATTGAAAAATCCAAGATGACTGCAGATGAAAAAGCTGCTGCGAAAGTCAAAGCCGAAAAGGATGCATCCGACAAGATCATTGCTATTCGTTTAAAAGAGTTTGAGGAATACAAAAAAGCTCGTGAAGAACAAATAGACAATTATCAACAGCAAGCACAGCGCCTTTATGAAATTGAAGCGGCACGGATCCAAGCTGAATTTGATGCCAAGAAAATTTCAAATGTCCGTAAAGTTCAGTTGGAAAAACAGCTTGAAGATCAATTACGTGAAATTAAACGGCAAGGTCTTTTAGAGCGTTTAGCTTTGGAAAATGAGCAGACCAACATTACAGGCAAACAAGGTAATCAAAACCAAATCACAAACAACATTTCTGATTTAGAGACAGACCAGAAAGTTGCTGACACTAAGTCTATGGGCTTAATCAGTGATGCGGAAATGAAAGACTTTGAGGCCAAGTTCGGTGGCTTTACTTCTCGACTTTCTAACCTTTGGGATCAGGGTATTCAGTCTCTTATGAATGGTACCCTCACTTGGAGTAACGCAACTAAAGCAGTGCTTGCTGACATGGGGCAATTTGCCTTGCAAACAGCTACTAAAGAGCTACAAGGCTGGTTAAGAATCCAAGCTATTAAATTGGCTCGTAAACTTGGATTTGTCGGTGCTGAAACAGCCGCTGAAGCTTCTGGCCAAGCTGCTCAAACAGGGGCAACCATTGCAGGTGAAGCAACACGTACCAGTGTTACTGCAGCTGGTGGTTTAGCTCGTTTAGGCTTAAAAGCTGCTGAAGCTATCAAAGGCATCATGATGTCTGCATGGGAAGCAATGGCCGGAGCTTTTAAAGCGATGGTCGCAATTCCATATGTTGGTCCAATTCTTGCCGTTGGTGCAGGTGCGGCTGCTTTTGGTTTAGTGGCTGGACTTGCTGGAAAGATTAAATCTGCTCGTGGCGGTTACGACATTCCTGCCGGTGTAAACCCTATGACGCAATTGCACGAAGAAGAAATGGTATTGCCGAAACAGCATGCCAATACCATTCGTGCCCTAGGTAAATCTATGGCCAATGGTGGTCTGGGAGGTGGTGGCGAGAACACTGCACAGCCCGTTATTTTCAGTCCTACCATTCAGGCTTGGGATTCAAAGGATGTTCGACGCTTCTTCAAGAAGCATGGTAGTGAATTAGCAGACAGTCTTAAGGGCTATAACCGTAATTTTGGTAAATAAGGAGGATTCATGTCAGACGTATTGTTTCCAGAATTACCCGGTCTTGAATGGGATACATCTATTACTCCCATGTTTAACACCAAAATCATGACCTCCATTAATGGCCGGGAGCTTCGAGCAAGCTTTCAGGCCTCACCTAAATATGAAATCTCGTTGTCTTACGCATTCTTGCGCGAAAATAAGGGGAGAAAGGAATTGCAGCAACTTCAAGGATTTTATTTAGAGCGCCGTGGGGCGTTTGATTCTTTTCTTTATAAGATGCCTGAGGATAATGAGTTTAATTGCACATTTGTTGGTGATGGCTCTACTACTTCATTCCAACTTTACAAGGATATGTATACAAGCCAATTGCCTCTAGGTAATACAGAGGAACAGATTGTAGGTGAAGTAGATCCCAACATGTGGAATCAGGTTCCTGTAAAAACAATGTGGAATTCAGATCCAGAGAAATTGATGTGGAACACAGCTTCTGCTCAGATAACGAGTGACGGAAAATATGTACTTTCACAGCCGATTGAGGAAGGCGTAGAGGTAACTGTAACGGGTACTTTTTACTATCGCTGCCGCTTTAAAGATGACACACAGCAATATGTCAACTTTATGCATAAGCTTTGGAAAGCTGGAAAGGTTGAATTAATTGGTTCTTTGGGGAATAAGATATGAGACAGGCCTCTCCAAAACTTATAGCCTTGTTAGATGCTGATCAGTTCATCATGGCCGATCTTTATACTATTACGACCATACAAGGTATTGAGTATCGCTATACCAACTATGACGTTCATTTGACGGTGCAAGGCAAAGAGTTTCGTGCTGATGGACCAATCATAAGTCGAGAAGGAATAAGCCTTTCCTTGGGTATTGAAGTTGATAATCTCTCTATCAAAATAGAAACCAATGAAAGTACTAAATTTGGTGACGTACCTGTAGCTCAGGCATTTCATAACGGCGTTTTAGATGGTGCTCGTTTCAAGCTTGAACGTATTTTTATGGATATAAATACTCCTACTGATACGAGTGCCGGCACGTTAGTTTTATTTGAAGGTCGCATTGTTGAGCCGGAACTCGATCGTTATGAAATTAACGCTAGCGTGGTTTCAGAAGTGGATGACTTAAAACTTCAGATGCCAAGGAACTTATACACACCAGGTTGTTTAAATACTTTGTTTGATAGTGCGTGTGGACTATTTAGTGCTGATTTTGCCGTGAATACGACTATCGGGCCGAATAGTACACCTAGCCGCATCCTTTGTGACTTAAGTCAGCCGCAGGGGTGGTTTACACAGGGGGTTGTAGAATTCTTGGAAGGTGCAAACATTGGTATTAAGCGTACAGTCCGTTTGCATGAATCGGGCGCAATGCTTCTAACTCTACCACTTCTCGACATGCCAGCAATTGGTGAAGCTATTCGGGTTTATCCGGGTTGTGATAAACGTCTCGATACTTGTACTAACCGTTTTAACAACCGTGCTCGCTTTCGAGGCGCGCCGTTTGTTCCAGTTCCAGAAACTTCTATTTAACAACTTTATATTTAATCAAAGCCCTGCAAATCGCAGGGCTTTTTATTTGGGAAATATATTATGGCAGTTCCTGATAAAGACGCCCTGATTGGGCCTACGGTCACAGAGGCACAATTTAAAACCAATCTTGGTGCAATTGTGGATTTCATTAAACCAATTGAATCTCAAAGCCCTAACTATGCAACCACTGCTTTGCTGACTGCTTCAAGACCCGTTAAAAACCAAAGTTATGCAAAAGCCCTAGATACAGGGAAGGTATGGTATTGGAATAAACCAGCAGGATCACCAGAAGGAAATTATTGGGTAGAGACTGAGCTAAGTGATCTTGATCAGGCAATAACCTATACAGATGGGCAATTTAATCTAGCAATAAAAAGAGCAGTTTTTGAAACTTTATCACAGCTATTTGGACTGGCTAAATCAGACGATCCAACTAAAATTGGAGTTTTGTTGGACGGTGTTGGTCGTATCTTGTTGGGTTATGACTTAGAAAAAGATACAGGTATTTATGCCGGAATGCTTGAGCAAGTTGTTGAGATTGTACCAGGATTAAAAATTTACAATGATGGTCGATATTTGGGTCTTTTGGCGGATTCAGAAAGACGAATATTAATTGGTTATGACATGCTTAATGACTTGCCAATCATTGCGGGCCTTGATGAGTTGATCAATGGTGCGGGCGGTATAAATAAAAAACCAGAAGTTAAAGCATATAACCACCTATTGTTCTATGGTCAATCTCTATCAGTCGGAGCAACAGCAACAACGATCCTGAGCACATCGCAACCATATTCGAATAAGACCTTCAGTACAGGCCCGCGAATGGACTCTGCTGCAACGTCAGTCATTCCACTGGTTGAGCAATTTAATAATCCAAGTTCAGATGGCTATGATAATCGCGGGGAGACTTGTTGTTCTGGAGCTGCAAATTATGCTAGCCGAGCAATGATGCTAGAGAACGGTATTGATCCAAAGGACCATGTTATTTTTGCATCTACCGCAGGACATGGGGGGTATCGCATCGATCAGCTTGAAAAAGGTGCGGACTGGTATAACTTTTTTATCGAGCATGTGTCTGAAGCAAAGCGTCTTAATGGCGAAGATTACAAAGTACAAGTCGTGTGCTGGGTGCAAGGTGAAAATGATGCAGAAAGTTCAGTACAAACAAGTTATGAAGTTTATCGACAAAAACTTTTAAAACTTCAGTCAGATGCCAGTGCAGATATTAAAGCGATTACTGGTCAAACGGATGAAGTGAAATTTATTACTTATCAAATGTCGTATGCAGCAAGAACGTGGGAAAAACAAGCGCTTGTTCAACTGCATCTTTGTCAGCAATCAGATAAGTTTTTGATGGCTACGCCGATGTATCACATGCCGTATGCCATTGACAATATTCACCTTACAAATGTTGGTTACAAGTGGCTCAGTGCTTATTTCGGGCGCGCATATAAACAATTGGTTGTTGATAACCGAAAGCCTGATTTTATCAATCCCAAAGTAGCTCAACTAATCGGTGATGAAATTCATATCAACTTTGACGTGCCGAAGGTCCCTCTTGTACTTGATACAACAACTTTAGCTTTAACGACAGATCATGGATTTAAAGTTCTTGTAAATGGCTCAAAGGCCACTATCTCAAATATTGCGACTCAAGAAGATAAGGTGATTTTAAAGATTTCCGAACCTCCGACCGGCGAAGTCAAAGTCCGGTATGCGCTTGATTATCTAGGTACTGGAATAAATTTAACAGGCGGAGCCTCGGGCAATCTTCGAGATTCAACAACAGACTCAATTGAAATTGCAGGTGTAGAAAGACCGCTATATCACGTCTGCCCGCATTTTGAATTAAATGCATTTACAGATAAAGGAATTTAAAAATGACTCAATTATTTTTTCAAGCGAAGAACTTTGTAAGTAAGAGATCTTTACCTAAATTATCCAATGTTGATGACTTGCTGCCAAATCTTGAGTGTGAAGCGTATGGGCATTGGGTTTTTGAAAACACATCGGCTTCATTGACAGATAAAGTGAATAATAGACTTTTAGCATTGCAAAGCGGTGCTACTGTGCAACCCACTTACACCGAATCGGGTGTAACAATCTCAACTGCCGTAGGTAATGCTCTTGTAAGTGATTTAAGTGACACATCAGCACAAAGTGTAACGCTTGCAGCAGTTGTGAAATGCAATAACACCCAATTAGCTATTTTATTAGGAAACTTAGTACCCAGCAATTCTACAACGAGTAGTGGTTTAGCGGGCTTTGCCTCGGCCGGTAAGGGATACTTGACAGTCAAGCCAACCGCTGCTGCTGGTTCGGGGGGAATTTCGTCATTAACACCTGCATCTGGACATAATCAGACCACAAACTTTTTTATTGCTGTTAGCGTAGATAAAGCAACTAAAAAAGGAATAATTTACGTTCAACAAAATTCGGCAGAATTAACAAACGAAGCAGTTTATACATCTGCTGTTTACGAAAGTGCGCTGAATAAGTTTGCTTTTGGCAATAATGCATACACGGGATCAAATGCCCCGGCAAATACAGCAACTTTTGCAGAAGCTATCATCTTTGATAAAGCTTTAACCTTAGATGAAATTAAAGCTGTTGCAACCCGATCAAAAAATCGGATGGCAAATCGCGGAATCATCTTTTAATTAGCCCCTTAATTGGGACTTTTTTATTTCCGAGGGGAGTATGAAAAATCTCGAAGCAGTTCAAGAAGCCTTAACTTGGCTCGGTACCCCATATCATCATCAAGGGCGTATTAAAGGTGTCGGTGTGGACTGCGGAACATTGATCTGTGAAGTCTACGAGAAAGTAGGGCTCATGGATCACCTAGATCCGCGACCATATCCACCAGACTGGCACATGCACCAGATGGGACAACGCTATTTAGAGCTCATTTTAGGTGTATGTGATCCGATTGAAGGGCCACCACAACCCGGGGATATAGTTTTATACCACTTTGGCAAATGTATCAGTCATGGTGCAATTGTGATTGAGTGGCCACAGGTCATTCACAGTTATATCCATCAGGGAGTCATTATCCAAGATGGAACAAAAGGAAGTTTAGCCCGGCGAATTGCCGGGTTTTTTCGTATGAAGAGGCTTAAATAAATGGGTGGATTATTTGGTAGTACTACAATTAGTACAACGGATACCCGTATTAACTCTATGCGGATCCAGCAGTCAGCTTATGGGCTTTGCCAGCCATTGGTTTATGGTAAAACTCGTGTAGCGGCTAATATGTTTTGGTATGGAGATTTTACAGCTACACCTCATACAACAGTTCAAAAGTCTGGTGGTAAGGGTGGGGGTACAAAAACCAGTAATACCACCTTTAGTTATAGCGCCTCTCTCATGCTCGGTTTATGTGAAAACCAGATTAAAAAGATTGGCCTGATTTGGGTAGACAAAGAGCAATATGTACCTAAACAAGAAGGATCTATTATTTTAGATCCCATCGACCAGTTAAAATTTGAATTATTCGATGGAAATAATAATCCGCCGTGGGGATGGTTAGTATCAAAGCATCCAGAACAGGCAATTAACTATCCGTATTTGGGGTATGTAGCTGTAGCTAATTATGAGATGGGTAATAGCGCCAGCCTTTCAAATCATAATTTTGAAGTGATCAGTACTATCACGCTATCTGACACAATTGATGATGCTAACCCGGCAGATGTTATTGAAGATTTTATTACTCATCCACGTCATGGTGCGGCCCCAAATCTTAACATTGCAGATCTGGAAGAGTTTAGAACCTATTGCCGGGCAGCTAATCTCTTGATTAGCCCTGCATTCACAGAGCAACGCCCAGCTTATGAAACTATCAATGAGATTGTCGAGGCGGTTAACTGTGCTGTGGTACCAAGCCCGGATGGCTTAAAGATACGTTCTTTTGGGGACTCTGCAATAACGGGTAACGGCGTTACCTTTACACCTGATCTCACACCGGTTTATCACTTAACAGATGATGACTTTATTGGTGATGATGAGCCGGTGCGAGTTCGCCGTAGCCGTGACACAGATGCCTATAATCATGTGCAAATTGAATATATTAATCGCTATAACCAATACAACACAGAAACTACAGAAGCCAAGGACCAAGCAAATATTGAAATGTTTGGCTTGCGTACCGAGGACCCGGTGGAATGTCATTATTTCTGTGAGCCAAAAATAGCTCGCCATGCTGCACAACTTCGCTTACAACGACTGCTATATGTTCGCAATGAGTATGAATTTAATTTGGGATGGAAGTACTGCCGACTAGAGCCAATGGATATTCTTACGTTAACTGAATCGGGATTAGGGCTTGATAAGTTCCCTGTACGTATTACACGTATAGAGGAAGATGAAAGCGGAATGTTAACCGTTACTGCAGAAGAATTATCTATCGGTTCAAGATCTGCCATTGAGTATGATTCTCAAGCGTCAAATGGTTATCAGGGTGGAAATGAAGAGCCGGGTAATGTGAATGCACCATCTATATTTGAGCCACCGCTAGATCTTACAGACGGCAAGAACCAAGTTTGGGTTGCTGTCTCAGGCGGGGCTAATTGGGGTGGATGTAATGTTTGGGTGAGCCTTGATAATACGACATATGAAATGATTGGCACAATTTATGGATCGGCACGTTATGGGCAGCTTGTTACAACAATTGATGCAGATGATACGACATTACAAGTTGAGCTAAATACAGCAAGCCAGATCTTCAGCGGAACATTAGAAGATGCTCAAGCTGACCAAACACTTTGTAAAGTGGGGGATGAGTATTTTAATTATCAGGTAGCCACCTTAAACGGATCTGGTCTTTATACCTTAAGTGATGTTTTACGTGGACGTTTTGATGATGCACAAAGCCACAACGCTGGTGAGCCATTTGTTCGTTTGGATAAAGCTATATTCAAATATCCGTACAATGAGGGTCTAGTAGAAAAACAAATCTTTTTAAAGTTCACAAGCTTTAATGGTTTGGAACGTAAGGAGCAAACCTTAGATGAGGTTACGGCGTATAGCTATACTCTAAGTGGCGGCCGTCCAGCAGGTGTTAAAGGTCTTTCCCTCCAATCACCGTTTGTTGGTACCACTTTCAAGGTTCAATGGCAAAGCTCAACTGGTGCAGATGGCTATCGTGTTCAGGTCTGGTCTAATGGGACAATGATTCGTCAAGTTGATACAACTAATACGGATTATAGTTATTCGATCGAAGAAGCCAAACAAGACGGTTTAGGCCGAGCTTACACAATTCGAGTGGCCAGCAAAAATAGTGACCAAGTTAGTACCTTTGCTGAATTGAGTATTAGTAATCCGGTTCCGCCAGTACTTCTCAATGTGTACACAGCAGCAACTGTAGATTCTATTACGGTGAATTGGGTGCCTAGTGAAGTACCGGATCTGAAAGACTATGCAGTGTGGCTAAGTCCAACACCTAATTTTGATCCAACACAAATGCCGCCTACGTGGACCGGCACAGATTTAACAACTACTTTTGGAGGCTTACAACCAACAACCCCATATTACATTCGTGTAGCTGTACGTGATGTATGGGAAAACACAGTCTGGAATTATACAAATCAGATTACTCAAAGTACTTCTGAAGGTTAATTTAAATTTTTACATAGCACCCAAATGGGTGCTTTTTTTTGCCTACTTCTGGAGTAAAAGGCATGGAACCAGTTTCTACAAGCGGTTTAACAGCAATTTTAAAATTTTATGGTGCAGCAATTATGGTGACTCTAGCTGTCGCATTGGTTGCCGCCGTTGTATTGATGACACGTATGCCGCGCTCACCTCAAGAGTGGGCTGTAGGCTTGATCTGTACTGTTGTATCAAGTCTTGCTGGCGGCTCATTCATTATTGTGAAGTGGGGGCTTCATGAATGGGTTACTGATGTATGGGGGATGATTGCACTTGGTGGATTCTTCTTTGTATGTGGATTACCCGGTTGGGCTTTGGTCCGTTGGATTTTTAATTTCATAGATAAACAGGAAGGGAAAACGATTGTTGAAGTGATTAAAGAATTTAAGAAAGCCAGAAAAGATATCGAAAACAGTTAATGCCGCCTTCGGGCGGTTTTTTATTCTCTGAAGGAAACTGAAATGAACATTGAACAATATCTTGATGAATTGATTAAACGCGAAGGTGGTTACGTAAATAACCCAGCGGATCGAGGAGGGGCGACCAAATACGGTATTACTGAAGCAGTAGCACGGGAAAATGGTTACAAAGGCAACATGAAAGATTTACCGCTTGATGTGGCCAAAGCTATTTATAAGAAGCAGTATTGGATCTCTCCGCGTTTCGACCAAGTGAATGCTGTTTCTTCTGCTGTAGCTGAAGAGCTTTTAGACACTGGTGTGAATTGCGGTACCGGATTTGCAAAACCACTTTTACAACGCGCTTTGAATCTCCTAAATAACAATGGTAAAGCAGGGTGGCCAGATTTATCAGTTGATGGCATTTATGGTCCAGCGACATTAAATGCACTAAAAACTTTTATGGCCAAGCGCGGTAAAGAAGGTGAAAAAGTATTGGTGCGAGTTCTGAATATTATGCAAGGGCAACGTTACATTGAAATCTGTGAACGTAATAAAAGCCAAGAGCAGTTTTTTTATGGTTGGATCGCTAACCGCGTTTCACTATGAAGGTTGTGTTTTTTCTGTGCATTCTTCTTTTAGGATGCACAGCTCATTCGATTAATAATAATTGCTGGGATTTGCGTAAATTAATCAAATTGAATACAAGTTCCGCATTCAATAACGCTGACTAATTGATAAGTATTAGAATTTATCGTTAAGATATCCTTATTTCCTAAAATTTTCATACCTTTAATATTCATTTCAATTTTTTCAATTGTTAAGTAATTATTATTGGTTAATGAAAAAACCAATGATGGTTTTCTTTGTTTTTCTCTTATAGTTACTGTATTCCCAACAACTTCCAGATCCCATACATTCTCAGTTTGAACCTGCCATTCATTGTTAATAATAGTTAAATTTTGTTTTCCCTTCGAATCCCAAAATTTAGCATTAATAAAGTATCTTCCATCTTCCTGTGTAATTGAAAAAATATTTTCTCCCTTACATTTTAATATGGTCCAACATTTTTCAAATGTTGCTCCCCCTATTTGAATGGTGGGATGACTTTTAGTAAAAATTAGGGAATCGGAAACTACTTTCTTCTCCTGAGCTTTAGGTGATTCCATAGCTTCTTTTATTAAATCCTTACTAATTAGACCATTTGTAACTTTCGTATGACATGTAGGGCATAGTAAAGTGATTCCTTCTACTTTATGTTCTTTAGCATCACAATACAAAGGATCAACGTGTTCGTATTGAATGATAGGTAAAGCACATAAAATACAGCCAAAATTATCTCTCTTTCTTACATCGCGTTTTATAGAAGAAGGTATGCTTCTAGGTAATCCAAATTTATTTCTTGACTCAGACATTTTCTTTTCCTTTAATTATTCGGTACATCAAAAATTAACCACTACTTAAAAACTTATTTTAAAGATTAAATTTTTAATCTTTAAATATAGTCTCATAAAATTCTGTATAAAAAGAACTTACTACATATAACTCTCTACCTGGTGTAAATATTGATGTTTGAGGTAGTTTAACAAGGCTTTGTTGCACAAACCTATCTCTAAAGGCTTATTCCACAATATAATTTTGAGATGAATAAGCCTAC